CGAACGAGAGGGTTTTATATGCCTCCTATAGTGGTGGAAGTTATTTTCCAGTTACTACATCTTCAAATTATGTAAAACTTGTAAACTCGTCATTTGTCGCTGATGGTGCCGCTACAACACAACAACTTGGAACATTGACATTTGTTACGGGTCAGTTTGATTCTAATGGATCTGTTGGACTTATTGGACTTTGGAATACTGAGACTGAGTATGAATATTGTCTTCAAATAGATAGTAATACCGTGTTTAATGGAAATACAATTTCATTTAGGGTATATACTTCTGGCGGGGCACCTTTAAATGTTTATACTGTAACTCCCTCATTAACAGTTATTAAAACAACAACCATAACACATGAAGGTGCCGCTGCTATCGCCGCTTCATCAGAATTAACAGTTAGTGGATCAGTTGCTCATCCAACACATGAAGGTGCAAGTGATATTTCGGTTTCCTCTGAGTTAACAGTTAGCGGATCGGTTGGTAGTACAACCACACATGAGGGTGCAAGTAATATTTCAGTTTCCTCTGAGTTAACAGTTAGTGGATCAGTTGCTCATCCAACACATGAAGGTGTCGGCGATATTTCGGTTTCCTCTGAGTTAACAGTTAGCGGATCGGTCACTCATCCAACACATGAAGGTGTGAGTGATATTTCGGTCACATCTGAATTAACAGTTAGCGGATCGGTCGCTCATCCAACACATGAAGGTGTAAGTGATATTTCAGTTTCATCAGAGTTAACGGTTAGCGGATCAGTTGAATCATTGAGTTTCAAAGATGGTTCCACAGATATTCTAGTCTCATCCGAATTAACCATTAGCGGATCAGTCGCTCATCCAACTCATGAAGGTTCAAGTAATATTTTAGTGTCTTCTGAGTTAAGCCTTAGCGGATCAGTCGCTCATCCAACACATGAAGGTGCCGCTGCTATAACTGCTTTATCCGACTTAACAGTTAATGGATCAGTCGCTCATCCAACACATGAAGGTGCCGCTGCTATCGCCGCTTCATCAGAATTAACAGTTAGTGGATCAGTCGCTCATCCAATACATGAAGGTGCCAGCGATATTTCAGTTTCATCAGACTTAACAGTTAGTGGTTATGTTGAAGCTCCTGGGTATAAGGATGCTTCCACTGATATTTCAGTTTCCTCTGAGTTAACGGTTATTGGCTTAGTAACGCATCCAACTCATGAAGGTGCCAGCGATATTTCAGTTTCCTCTGAGTTAACGGTTATTGGCTTAGTAACGCATCCAACGCATGAGGGTACAGCAGCCGTTACAATCTCCTCTGAATTAACAGTTAGCGGATCAGTTGAATCATTGAGTTTCAAAGATGGTGCTTCTGATATTCTGATTTTATCCGAATTAACAGTTAATGGATCAGTCACTCATCCAACATATGAGGGATCTAGTATAATATTTGTAACTTCAGAAGTTCTTGTTAATGGTTATGTGATACATCCAACACATTATGGATCGGCTAATATTAGTATAGATTCAAACTTGTTTGTAAATGGATTTATAACTACGCAAGGAATTTATGAAGGTTATGCGGATATTTTAATCGATTCTACTTTTGATATTGCTGGATTTATAACGCCTTTTGACATTGCTCCAGTTGTTAGAACCATTAAGATTATGGCGGAAGATAGATTAATACCAATTATATTTGAAGATAGATCAACAAAAATTATGTTTGAAGATCGAACTCTTCGAATAATTAATGAATAAGAGGTGTAAATGGATATACCAATTTTTACAAAACTTCCTGGTAGTACCCAACTTGATTTTACATTTGATTGGAACTATACAGATGATCTGGATGAAGATCCCTGGCTAGAAGAGAATGAAACGATTGTTAATTATGATGTGGTTTCATCAAATCCAGCCGAATTAAGTGTAATTTTAGTTATGCAAAGTCTAGGTCAGGTTACTGCCTGGGTTACTGGTGGTATTCTAGGAAATTCTTATATATTGACATGCCAGGTAGAAACATCGAATGATCCTCCTCGCATTGAGAAAAGAATGATGACAATTAAAATCGTTGATAAAAAGTAATAGTATTAAAGGAGAGTTATATGTTTAGTGAGGCTTTAGGTATTTTAGCAGGACTTGGCAGTCTTGGTGGGTTAATTTCCGTGATTGTCAATCTTCTTAAACGCTTTAATGTTGTTAAAGATGGAACAAGCGATAAATGGGTTAAGGGTTTAAATCTTCTTGCCTTTATTGGAGTTTCAGCAACGTTGTTATTTAATGTTCATGTTGATTGGAATGCTGTAAATTTACTTCTTGGTTTTATTGTAACAGCTTTAGGTTATCTACTACAACTGCTTAGCAGTAAATTGGCCTATAAACTTACCAAGGGAATTCCGGTTATTGGATATTCATTTAGTGATCAAAAATCTGAATAGTCTCTTTGATAAGGAGATTCTTCTTAATGGATAGGTTAATTTTAAAGGAGAATAGAAAAGATATTCGGATTAGAATCTGGACCCCAAGCGATCAAATAGTATGCCTTTTGGCTTATGATAAGAAGATGATTTCAAATTTCTCTATTCTATCATGGGGTCCAGTTATTAATAGGAATCTCGAATATATTTCACAACATCATAAACCAACTACATAAAAGGAGATTTCTTTGGTGAATTCAATCATTAACGATATTTTAAATGGACCCGGAAACGCTCAACATAAATTAGAAAGAATTTATGGAAAGCATCTTTCTTATCATAATGCCGCTCTATATTTAGCTGGTATAAAATTACACATTAATAAATTTAATAAAATTGTACAACTAGAACCAGAGATACAACATGATATTGAGGAACATAAAGAAAAAACAACTGAAGGGGTTACATTTAAAGTAAACAAAGATAAAAGTACGACGATTCAACAGGATATTTATTTAACCGATGAAGAAGCATCTAGCCCACATGCTGTTATGGCAAAGATGGGATTAGATCCAATGCTATGGGAAGTTTTAAGTTATACAGTTGAAAAGGGTTCATGGGATACAACGATGAAACTTGACAATTCAGAAATAATTGATGGTATAGTTGTCAAATCATCGCAACCACACACTGTCCAGAATAGGAAATGTTCAGTTTCTTTACGAGTTAAACCAACTGGCGGAAATCTTACATTTCCTCAGGTCCTTGAAGCTTTTAAAGAGCTTGAACCAGCTAGTCTTGATACAATCAAATACAAAGCCCCAACATCAGATAGTTTATTATTTGAATTACCAATGATGGATGCCCACTTTGGTAAATTAGCATGGTGGGAAGAAAGCGGGGCCGATTATGATCTTAAAGTTGCGGAATACTTATGGGTTAGTACAATAGAAGATCTAATTGAAAAAGCTTTAAAATTTGGTAAGTTTGAACAAATCATATTTCCGATCGGACAAGATTTGTTCCACTATGATACACCAAAGGCAACAACAACAAATGGAACACAATTAACAACTGACACCCGTTGGCAGAAAATGTTTCGAAAAGGTGTTGATATGTTGGTTTGGAGTATTGAAAAACTACGTAAAATTGCACCGGTTGAGATATTATGGACTCCTGGAAATCATGATCGTATGTTAAGTTATGCGGCTGTTGTTGGACTTGCTCAACGTTATTCGAAAACAGATAGCGTTACAGTTGATTTAACGGCAACTTCACGAAAATATAGATTGTTTGGTAAAAATCTTATTGGCTATTCTCACGGAGAACAAGAGGGAAAACGTTTGCAAGGATTAATGCAAATTGAAGCTCCCGAGTTATGGGGCAAATCTATATTTCGCGAATTTCATTTGGGACATTTACATACAGAAATGTTAACAACAGTGAATGGTATTGGTTTTCGACGAATTGGTGCTATAACTGCAAATGATGCCTGGCATACGGACAACGGATTTGTTGGAAGCACGAGATTAGCCCAAGCTTTTATTTGGCATAAAGATTTTGGTCTTCAAGCAGTTTTAAATAGTAATGTAATTAAACGAATTAATGATATTTAAAGAAAGGAGGCGGCATGATAGTTAAAGATGATCAACGGGTAATTACTCATTATGGTATTCGAGGTATGAAATGGGGTATTCGTAATGATGGTTCTGCGGATGCTAGACGTGCAAAGGCCAAAAAAATTACAAAGAATATAAGTACTCAAGATAGTATGGGAGCAGCTTCTGATTTTGCAAATGCAAATTGGGCTTCTAAAACCGTTCCAGAAAAGATGTTTGGGGCTATGGCAAATACTATTGCACTTGATATGCTTGGCTCGATGGCTACTCAGGGAAAACCTCCAGATTTTAAAGATCCTAAATGGGCAGTAAATCTTGTGGTTAAGGCAGCAACAACCTATGGGATTAAAGAAATAAATTCAAACAATGCTTTAAAACGTTATACAGATGAAGGTAAACGCGATCCAACAAAAAAGCAATATGATGGATTTACTCCAGAACATGCAATTTCTTTAGGTATTCGAGGCGGATTGCTTGCCGGACGAGTAGCTGTTGGAATAGGTACAAAAAAATTAGTTGACGTTGTTAAAACAAGACGAGAAACTGAAGCGCGTATGGATAGTTGGGGATCCAGGTTATTTGATACCAAAACTTCGGATATGCATACAATCTATGATGATGGTTATATGTCTATCCTCGAAAAGATTAAGCCGTAAATATTATGACACTATCAAACACGGCAACTCCAATTTATTATAAAGCGTTTCGAGAATCCGTGTTGCGAGGTCAGATACCAGTTTGTAAAGAAATCGCATTGGAAATGAATCGCATTGATGAGTTAGTGAGAAATCCATCAATTTACTATGATTCAGATGCTGTTGAAGGTTTTGTTGCTTTCTGTGAAGAGGAATTAACTTTAACAGATGGTGCGGACCTTCATTTGTTAGATACTTTTAAGCTATGGGCTGAACAAATATTTGGATGGTATTACTTTATTGAAAGAAGTGTATACGAACCAAATGCTGATGGTAGTGGCGGACGTTATGTAACACGAATGATTAAAAAGAGACTTATAAATAAGCAATATTTAATCATTGCCCGTGGTGCCGCGAAATCGATGTATGCAAGCGCTATTCAAAACTTCTTTTTGAGTGTTGATACTTCAACAACCCATCAGATTACAACCGCCCCAACCATGAAGCAAAGCGAAGAAGTATTGTCACCAATTCGAACTGCTATTACTCGAGCTCGCGGTCCACTGTTTAAGTTTTTGACCGAAGGTTCAATACATAATACTACTGGTAATAAAGCCAATAGAGTAAAATTATCATCTACAAAACGTGGTATTGAAAACTTTCTAACTGGTTCTTTATTAGAAATTCGCCCAATGTCTATAGATAAGTTGCAGGGTCTTCGCCCAAAGATAACAACGATAGATGAATGGTTATCGGGAGACATTAGAGAAGACGTTGTTGGGGCCATTGAACAAGGCGCAAGCAAATTAGATGATTATTTAATTGTTGCTGTGAGTTCCGAAGGGACTGTTAGAAATAGCAGTGGTGATACAATCAAAATGGAACTTTTGGACATTTTAAAAGGCGAGTACATTAATCCACATGTCTCGATTTGGTATTACAGACTTGATGATATCAAAGAAGTTGAAGATCCACGGATGTGGTTAAAAGCCAATCCAAATCTTGGAAGAACTGTAACATATGAGGCATATCAACTAGATGTTGAAAGAGCTGAAAAAGCTCCTGCAACACGGAATGATATTCTCGCAAAGCGCTTTGGTATACCAATGGAAGGTTATACATACTTCTTTACTTATGAAGAAACCTTACCACATCGTCGTCGAAATTTTTGGCAACTTCCCTGTGCCCTTGGCGGAGATCTTTCACAAGGTGATGATTTCTGTGCTTTTACATTTTTGTTTCCTCTTTCTCGAGGAGAATATGGTATAAAAACCAGATGTTATATTTCAAGTTTAACCTTAATGAAGTTACCAGGGGCGATGAGAGCCAAGTATGATGAATTTATTGAAGAGGCATCACTAATGGTTTTAGACGGAGCTGTTTTGGATATGATGGATGTTTATGAAGATCTTGATAAGTTTATTATCGATCAACAGTATGATATAAGAGCATTTGGGTTTGATCCATATAATGCTCGAGAATTTGTTGAACGATGGGAACGAGAAAATGGACCTTTCGGTATTGAAAAGGTAATTCAAGGTGCAAAGACAGAATCAGTTCCTCTTGGTGAACTTAAAAAGCTTAGTGAAGAAAGGATGTTAATATTCGATCAAGAACTATTTTCATTTACTATGGGCAATTGTGTTACAATGGAAGATACTAATGGCAATAGAAAGCTATTAAAGAAAAGGCATGCGGAAAAGATTGATTCTGTTGCCGCCCTTCTAGATGCTTATGTTGCATATAAATTAAACAAAGAAGCATTTGAATAGGAGGTATAATGGACAATACATCCAATCGTATTTTTAAATTACAGAATAGTGTAGTATATTTAAAGAAAGGAGGTAAACATGAGTAATAGTATGAAAGGTAGTACAGATCTTCGTCGAGTTAATTCACTTATTCATTCTGATGATGAGGAATCAGTGTTAGCCCATTTTGGTGTACTTGGTATGAAATGGGGCGTTCGTAAGGCTAGTGATTCTGAAGGCGGTAATTCTAGTGGATCAAAAGGGGCTTCTGGTAAAAAGAGTGTCGAAGAAGATTGGCACGAGGCAACTAAAGGTATGCCCACCGGTAAAAAGTTTGCCATTGGGATGGCACTTGGACCATATTGGGGTGCGAAATTTGTTAATAAACAAAAACAAGATGCTGCAGATCCAGTAAAGGTTATGAAGAAGGAAAAGAAAGCTTTAAGTAATAAAATTGTCAAAGACTTTGATAAAGAAATGGAAGCACAAAAACCCTGGGATAGTATTAATAAGGAATATAAGGCTAAATATGGTAGTAAATTAAAGTGGAATGATGACCAAGCCGAAGAATATTCTAAAGCAATGACAAAAAAGACGGAGGATATTTTAAATAGTGTTGCCACCAAGCATCTTGCGGGAACAAATTATAAAATAACCCAGATTGAAGGCTTTAATGATTTTTTACCAGACTTTCAATTAACGCAGGTAACTGATTTAGAACATTCAGCGCTGCAACATGCAAAAGCAAATGAACGAAGTTGGGTACTTGAAACAGAATTTGATAGTGATAATTTTGTAACCGGATTTAAATTTCCAGCCGAATTCTTTGAAGTCAATGAGGAAGATCTTGCCGCATTAGCTGAGGAAGATGAGGGCGACGACGATGAAGCAGAATAAACAGAGTGATGATCTAAAACATTATGGCGTTAGCGGTATGAAATGGGGTATTCGTAAAGGTGAATCGAGTGGTTCTAATATTAAAAAAGATCGGAAATCTGCATTGAAAAATCGTCGAAGTCTTTCCGATGAGGATCTTGATAAACGAATTAATCGTCTACAGAAAGAAAAGCGATTTAAAGATCTTCAAGAAGACGATATTACTCCAGGTATAAAAGCAACTAAAAATTTTATGAGTAAATATGGCGGAATTGCTCTCGGTTCAATGGCTGGTATAATTGGGGCCAAGTTAGCTAAAGCGGCAATGAAGACGAATCCTGGTGATATTCTTGATGCCATTGCTACAACACTTGTTAAAGTTCCGAAGACAATTATTGGGTGATATGATGATTCTAATATTTGCAATACGAATTAACAAGAAAGTAGGATACATATATGAAAAAGTAATCAGAAAAGGAGGCTAATCTATGGCCCAACCAATTAGTTATAGAATGCGGAAGGCATGGAATGCATTTCGCGGGGTCTCTGATGAAGAGTATACATATCGGGATCTTGGATATTATTCATCTGTTGGTCCATCAACTCCTCGCTTTTCTGGAGGCAACGAAAAGACCATATTAACGGCCATTTATAATCGTATCGCGTTAGATGTTGCTTCGTATGATTTGGCTCATGTTCGAGTTGACGATCAGAATCGTTATTTAGAAACTTTGAATACCGGCTTAAACAATTGTTTAACAATTGAAGCAAATAAAGACCAGACCCATCGATCATTTTTACAAGATGTTATTTTGAGTATGTTTGACGAAGGTTCAGTTGCGATTATTCCAACGGATACAACAATATCTCCAATCTCGACCGGTGGCTTTGATATTTTATCTTTACGAACTGGAAAGGTCATGGCTTGGTATCCAAACCACGTTCGGATTGAAGCATACAATGATAATAAAGGAATCAGGGAAGAAATAACATTACCTAAAGCTATTGTTGGTATTATTGAAAATCCACATTATGCAGTTATGAATGAACCAAATGGTACTCTTCGTCGATTAATTCGTAAATTAATTTTACTAGATGCTGTTGATGAGCAGAGTGGGAGTGGAAAACTTGATTTAATTATTCAATTACCATATGTTATTAAAACCGAAGCAAGGCAAAAGCAAGCCGAAGAACGTCGGTTAGCTATTGAGCGTCAGTTAAGTGGAAGTAAGTACGGAATTGCTTATACTGATGGCACAGAACGAATTACACAATTAAACAGACCTTCCGAAAACAATTTGCTTGAGCAGATAACTTATTTAACTAATCTGCTGTATAGTCAACTTGGGATTTCGGCAGATGTGTTTGATGGAACAGCAAGCGAATCTAAGATGATGAATTATTATAATCGAACTATTGAACCCCTGGTAACAAGTGTTACCGATGAAATGCGTAGAAAGTTCCTGACAAAAACAGCACGAACTCAAGGGCAAAGAATAATGGGATTCAAAGATGTTCTGCGTTTGATTCCAGCAAATGAATTAGCTGATATGGCTGATGGATTTACACGTAATGAAATATTAACATCTAATGAAGTTCGATCTGTTCTTGGACTAAAACCATCCACTGCTCCTCAAGCGGATGAGCTGCGTAACAAGAACATGCCGCAGCAAGATCAACCAAATTATCAGGCAAATCCTCAATTGGAAGCGCCGACAGAAGACATTGCCGAGGAAGATGGTGAAGACCTAGATGAAAATTCAAAATAGAAGGAGTTATAAAAATTATGGCTAAAAAAGGTTCATATGACTTTAGTGGTTACGCAACTAGAGTCGGCTTGAAATGCACCGATGGACGGACTATTCTTCCAGATGCTTTTCAAGATAACGATGGCCAGACCGTTCCATTAGTTTGGCAACATTTGCACAATGAGCCAAGTAATATTCTTGGACATGCAGTGCTTGAAAATCGTAAAGATGGCGTATATGCATATTGTTCATTTAATGAGTCTCCTGCAGCACAAGATGCTAAAGAAGCCATTAAACATGGAGACATCAAAGCGCTATCAATCTATGCCAATTCACTTGTTGAAAAGGCAAAGAATGTCGTGCACGGTGTCATTAGAGAAGTGAGTCTTGTCATTGCTGGCGCAAATGCTGGAGCATATATTGATAATATCGCATTTCAACATGGTGATGGATCAATTGTTGAAGATGAAACAGAAGCAATTATTTCATCTCAAGATGAGTTGGAGATTTATCATGCTGAGAATAAAACCGATTCTGAGGAAAAGGATGCGGCCGATGATCCAACCGTTGCAGAAATTTTTGACACATTTAATGACCAGCAAAAAATAGTTGTTTATGCTATGATTGCTGAAGCGATGAAACAAGCTTCCGAACTTCAAAACGAAGACGAAGAAGAGGAAACAACCGAAGTTAAACAAACATCTATTGAAGGAGATTCTGATATGAAAAAAAACGTTTTTGACAAATCTGTTACTGAAGGAGAAAATCTTATGCACAAATTAACACGTGACGAACTGCGCGAGATCCTGGCCGATGCTCAGCGCTCACAGGCTAGCCTGAAAAATGCGTTCCTGGCCCATGGCTTTGATTCAATTCAGGATGCCTATATGGCTTATGAGGGCAATGAGGAAGACAAAGCTTTACAACATTCAATTACTGATATTGGATATTTGTTCCCCGATGGTTATCGTGGAACTTCTCCAACCCCACAATTCCTTTCACGACGAATGGAGTGGGTAGGCAAGGTCTTTGGGGCTGCCAAACACGTTCCCTTTTCCAAAATTAAGACTCTTGTTGCAGATTTGACACCGGAAACCGCTCGGGCAATGGGTTATGTTAAAGGAAATGAGAAAGCTGAAGAAGTTATCGCTATTCTCAAACGCACAACTGATCCACAAACTGTCTACAAGAAACAGAAAATTGATCGCGATGACTTGATCGATATTACCGATTTTGATGTAATTGTTTGGTTACGCAATGAGATGCGTGTTATGTTGGAAGAGGAAATTGCTCGTGCAATGTTACATTCCGATGGCCGCTCTGTTGCAAGCGATGATAAAATTATCGAAACCAAAATTCGCCCAATTGCTCTGGACGCTGCCTTATATGCAGTTCCTGTAAATGTTGAAGCAACTGGTGCTAATACAGCACCAACAACCGCCGAATTGATTGATGCAATCGTTATGGGTCGTAAAGATTACCAGGGTAGTGGTACCCCCACATTCTTCACAACTCCTGATATTCTGAGCAACATGTTGTTACTCAAGGATACAACCGGTCGTCGCTTA